GTTAGCAACTGCACTACCGTCTGATGTATAAGTTGTGTCAACTCCTGTACCGCTTACGCTATAGCTACTACCTATACGGTCACTAGAGGTAGTAGCACCTCCTACAGTTAATTTTACAGAGCTAGTAATGCTATGCGATAGGTCAGCATGACATACTGGTGTAGATGCTAATAAAAAAATAAATAGTAATTTTTTCATTCTTTTTTATTGGGGTCAACTACAGTAGCACCAATGATTTTTATAGGTGTTTCTACCCTTATAGTTTGATATGAATTATCATTTTGTGCAAGTTCTTTTGGTTTCTCTTGGTTTTCTTTGCGTTTTTTAGCACCTTCTAAACCGAAGCTACTAAGGCTTGAAGCTAGTAAAGAAGCAGGAAAAGTTATATCTTGCTTTTCTCCTGTAGTTAAGCCTGGTATTTTAGGTAAGTAGTTACTTGTGACTAAAAGGCCACTCCAAAAAACCACTAAAAGTCTTACTGCTACTGAAATATATTCAAATTGCTCTTCTTTATCGTCGAATTTTTCTTTTAGCTTTTGTAGTGGATTTTTACCTTTTTGCTCTGACATAAGTTTTTAATCTATAATAGCTATAAATTAAGGTACAGAAAAGTGATAGAAGTAGTAGCGGCAGTAGGTGGAGCATTGTTAACTGCATGTTTTGTTTCTGTAGGATCTATAAGTTATAGAGGTAGGCAGTCTAGGGATGATCTTGTAAGAAATACAACTGCTATAGAATTACTAACAGATAAGATAGATTCTATGGATGATAATATGAAAGAAATTTTTCATAGACTAAAAGAGGTTGAATTAGCTGTTGCAGAGATAAAACCAAGAAGATAAAATACCACTTTATAGGTGATGGGGATAGATAATAAAGTGGTAAATGTTCAATTTTAATTTAACGTTTAGAATATGTTTGTAAAGGAACACAATTATTATGGTAAGAATTTTTAAGCCAATACTTCTTGCATTTATAAAATCAAAAGCAATGAAGAAACTAATAATAGATTTATTAGAAGCCTTAGTAAAACAGACAGATAATACTTTGGATGATCAAGCTGTAGATTTTATTAAGGCTAGATTATACCCTAATTCAACTAGAGGATTGCAATAAAAAGCCCCTGTTAAGGGGCAATGATAAGCAGAAAAGCAAGAAAGACGTTTCATCTTAAGGAGCTTATCAAACCTAAAGGCGCAGACTTGCTTTTTTATTATAGTCGGGAGATTGATCAAGTCTAAATTGTTACCTTGCCCTGTCTTTCCTAGTGCAATAGGTTTTGTATAACTTTCAAGTAAGATTAGCCGAAAACTTACTATCAGGCCTCCCGACTATTTTTTATTTGTCATTCTTTCCACCTTTCCTTAAGCACTTTTCCTATTAATAAATAATGTTCAGCTATATCCTCACCTATACATTGTTCATTTCCAATAGCTGTAGTTTCTATTTTGTAAACTGCTTCTTTTAGACCATAGTAAATCATATCTAATTCTCTTTCTGAAAATCCTTGTGTATATTTTATTACTGATGTTTTTGCTATAGTAAACGCTTTTGCCAATGTTTCAGTTCCTATTCCGTTGTCAAAAATATTATAAATTTTAACTATTAATTCAAGTGCTTCATCAACATTATTTTCATGCCAAAAAATTGGCAATTTAAGAGTTTGACCTTTTATTCTTTGTTTATTTTTTTTACATTCTATACGTATTCTACCCTTACAGTTACTTATATAAAAACTATTATTTGTTTTTTGTTTTACTTCCTTTCTGAGGTTTTTTACCCAAAAATCAGTTTCTACAATGTTTGGCATTATTTGTTTACCTCTATTTCATTCCAACCTTTACTTTTTGCATACTTGTTGTACTCTTTTTTTAATGCAACACCATATATTTCCATTACTGCTTTATAAGTATTTTCTGGAATATTCATAGGCATTTCAGGGTCAGGTACAACTAAATTAAGTAAATCCATTGTGCTACCTATGGGGTTAGATTCACCATGTATATGCCATACAATTTCATATCTAGGTACGTCACTATTAAAAACAAATTCACCTAAATCTGTTTGTTCTACGCAAATGTGCATTTTATATTTTGGACAGTTAATAAACTGCATATCATGGGTATTATGATTAGTAAAACCTTTAGTCATTTGTTTACCTCCTTATAATATTTCTTTATAGAATCCCAGAAATCTATTTTTAGCATTTGTAATGCATCTTTAAGTGAAGTTTCACCCCATGCTGTTTTATCATCATGTTCTTGTATGTATTTTTCTTCTATATAAATAAATACACCACTATCGCAAACTTCAACATCATCTATATATTCTGCTTCTTTTAAATCTTTATATGTTTTAGGAAATTTAATAGTCATTTGTTTACCTCCTTACAAGCTAATTCGTAGTTACCTACCTGACTTTCACACGTTGTAACTGTCATTTCATATAGACTTGATGAAAGGGCTGTATAAAACAACCCTGACGCTGCTAACATCATTAGAAAATTAGACATTATACAAGACCCCTTATAATTGGATTTAAAGGATAACTAGCAATCCTATCTGCTAGTGGTTCTATGAGTGGATCAGAGTATTTTCTTGTTTTCTTGTTGTATTCATGGTTTGAAATATATGGACAAACGTGCTTATAACCTTTAGCTTCTCTTTCTCCATAATCTAAATCAAACCAACCTTCTGTTTCTTCAAGTTTATCATTCTTTTTTTCTTGTTCTTTTTCTTCTGAAGAATATTCAGATAATTTTTTTGGTATTGATACCATTGTTTCACAGAAAAAAGATTTTAAACCAGTTGAGTATAGTAAATAATTAAGATCTTCTAATCTTCTATTCTGATCTTTTGCAATCCTAGTAAGCAAGTCAAAATCTTTATCAGAAACTTTAAATTCAATTTTTTTCATTTAGAAAACCTCTCGGTCGTTTAGTACATTCTTAATATACATTAGGGGTATACCCCTGTCAACTAATCTATTTTATTAATCTTGCATACTGTTCAAGCGTTAACACAACACGCCAGTTATCACCTTCTGCACATCCTGGCCTTTTTTTATATCTAACTAATGTTGCTGCATGTTTTACCTTTGCGTTTATTCTTTGCTGTTCGGCTTCTCTAGGCTTTTGTAATACAGCCGCGTTTGTATCTTTCCAATTAGCTACCTGTAAAACAGTATCAGGAATACCAACTAAATCACCCTTATCTTTTTCTTGACCTGCACCAAAACGTCTTTCAACTTCATAATTACTAAATTTTGTTAATAGTGCGGCTGCTTCCCTCTCTGCTGCATCCCCTTTATTTTTTGCTGTATTCATTTTTCTAACTCATGTATTTGTTTTTTTATATTTTCATATTCAACAATATATTCTTTAGTTTTAAATTCTGATTTATGAGTAAACATATATCTATCATCTAACGCAGCAAGTTGTATATATAAATCTTTCAACAAATCTTTTTTTCTTTTCTTAAATTCTTTATTTAATAAATCTTCTTCTTTTGTAGGTTTTGACCAATAAAGTACTAAATCAAAAAGTTCTTTTATTCTTTTTAACGCTGTTTCTATCTTTTCCATTTTGTTCATCTAATACTCCATGAATAACTTGTATCCTGTTTTTTTGCTATCCCTTCTTCTCTTTCATACTGTTCTTTTTCTTCTATTTCATCTTTTATTTCTTTTTTATATTTTGTTAACTCAACACTATAATTCCATTTCTCAGGATTACGTTTTCTAAATGCCTGTATACCATTAATTTCAAATTTATTAGATATAAATCCATCATCAAAATAATTTTCTAAAATAACTTTTCTTGCGTCTATTTGATTTTGACATTCCTTCTTTTTATTTTGCCAATCTTTAAGCTCTTTTAGTAGCTGTTCTGGTTGTTGATTCATAAGTTAAAAAAATGTAAATTCAGATTGTTCTGTAGCTTCATAATCATCTGGTAATTGATAAATAAATTCTAAAAAGCATCTTGCTACTCTCATAATATGCGGATCATCAAAATTAGAAAGCCATTTTTGCATTTCAATAAAATCTAACTCTTCTTCATAATCCATAATTTGTGCAATCTGTTTTTATATTAAAGGGTATACCCATGCATAACGCAACCCTTATTTTAATTCTAATTGCTTTTTAAAATACTCAGTTCTACATACTTCATAATCATACATACATTCTTTTGGGCTATATTCTTCTGTTCTTATCTCATCTGGTGTTATATAAATAACTCTACAAGAAAACAAATCTATTTCATTAAAATTTTGATTTAACAGCGATACATAACCACCAATCTGCAACCTATGATTTTTCTTTTTATATTTATCTTGCGTCTTAAAATCTGCTAAACAAAGTAAACCAGTTTCTTTATGTTGTAACACTGCATCTAGTGTACCTGCAATATCGTTTACCCTATCAATCATCCTTAACTCACTTGCAACAATATTCCAAGTATTCCACATACGATAATTAATTAAATTTTCTACCCATTTTGTATATTTTTTTGCATAAGACAAAGCTAAATCTATATCTTTTGTTTCACTCCATATCTGTATTCCTTCATGTATAGCTGTGCCCCTTTCTGCAGCCTTTTCCATGTTTTTATTTACAAAAGCATTAGGTCTTACAACTTCACTTATAGACCTTGCAACATATCTATTATTTTTTAAATCGTAATATCTATGCTCATCAGGATAAAATTTTACAAATTGATTCCTAGATAAAATATTTTTAATATTCACTTGTTAATGTTCCATAGGATCAAAGGTAATTTTGCCAGAAATGGGGTTTTTGTATTTAGGTAATTTATGTTTCGGTATCAAAGATCTTGCGTTTGCTTTTGTTTTTTCTAAGAAGACCCATCTACCAGTTTCAGTGCATTTATCGTAGCCCATTGCTAAAAACCACCCTTCTGTAGGTTTATCTAAATCTTCTGGTTTAAGTAAACCTTTACTGATCATTTTATTTAGTAATTTTTTTACATTATTTTTTGAAATAAGTTTTTCCATTAGTTGTTAATAATTCCAAAATCATCAAAAGTTGTCACCTGTTGGGCAGGGTGTTTTATATTATCAGATTCATTATTATATTTATTTTTTCTTTTAAGCTGTTCTTCATAATTAGCCATTTTTAGACCTTTCCATGTGCCGTCCAGTATACCCATTTCTAATTGCTCTACAACAACATGTTCACCATATTTTTTTATAAACTTATTTATTTCTGTAATCTGCATTTTCCATGCATTATCTGATTTACTACCTTTTTTTACTTGCCAGAAATTATAGATAAGATTTTGTAAATGTAATAAATTATCTGGTATGGCCTTTTCTTGTTTTTCTTTTTTATTAATTTTTTCTTTTTGTTCTTTTGGTTCTAATGGTTTAGTTTCTAGTTTGTTTATCTCTAAATTATTCTTATTCTTATATATATAGTTAATCACAAAGTTGTTATCTTGTCCATTTTGCTTAAAAGCATCTAAACCCATTTCTAAGATGATATTTAAAAATGATGTGCTGTTAATGATTCTGGGCTTATATTCCATGATTTCATTGACGAGTTCCTTGTTCAAAGATGGTCGGAAATTGACATTTTTTGACATTTTTTGACATTTAGTGTTCACCAACTGTACATTTGTTGTCATTAATTGGCAGAATACGCTATATACATTGAATTAAATCTTAACATTACACTAGATATATGTTAGTATATGTCCATAAGTCATTAATCTATGTACAACGGATTAGCTGACAAGAAAAAGCATATTCAGCAACTCAGGGATGAGTTGTTAGGAGTTAACGACCCATTCGAGTTACTGGCAGAAGTAATAGCAGATAATCAAAGGCTTAGAAATATTATCAACAACCATGATTGCAAGAAGGGTATACTCTAGGTATAATCTAAAATATATAAACAATTTATTTTGACAAAAGAAATAACTAAAGCACTTTGTAAGTTTATAAAAGAAGTTGGCACTATTGAAGAAAAAGATACTGCACAATATGGTAATTTTGCCGATCTATCTACAGTGCTTGCTACTGTTAACCCTGTATTATCTGCTAACGGTTTAGCTGTAGTACATACAACAAAAGTAGTTGACAATAAAAATATACTTATAACTAATTTATTACATACATCTGGTGAATCTATATCATCAGAAATGTTATTACCTAATAATACTGCTGGCGGTGGTAATCCTATGCATAAAGAAGGCGGTGCTATAACCTACTGTCGTAGGTATTCTTTGTTAGCAATACTAGGTTTAAACGCTGGTATCCCTGATAATGACGGTGATTTTGCTAACCCGACACAAGAAAAAGTTACACCAATAACAAAGAACAAAGCGGTAGGTATGCCACAAATATTAGATAAAGAAACAAAAGACTACTATTTAAAACTTATCGGTAAATTATTAATAAAAGATAAACAACTTTACAACACTTTAGCTGATGCTCTTTATATTGAATTTAGCTTTGACAGAGCTACACAACTATCACAAAATATAACATTGCCTAAACACGTTACATTTATAGAAGAATGGATTAACGCAAACACATGATTAACGAACCCTTAGAAACCAGACCTATAGATGTAACAGTATCTAATTGGAAGAACAGACATTTAGTATCTGCAAAACTAACACCAATTAATCACAGGGTATTCTTAGCATATTGCAAAGAACATAATTTTAATTACTCATCAGGAATTAACAACCTGATAGCAACCTACCTTACTAATAACAAAGATGTTTAATGTATCAATCGCAGGGCGTTTAATGAAAGACGCTGAATATAAAAAATTAGGAGCATATGATGCCGCACAATTTGCAATCATAGTAAAACATCCTAAAGATGAAGAAAGCATTATAAATTGCATTTTATGGGGCAGAAGATTTGAATCTATATTAGATACTTATAAAAAAGGTTGTTTAGTCTGTGTATCTGGTAATGCTAAATACACTGATTACACTAACGAAAACGGAGAAACTAAAAAGTCATTTGAAGTATCTGTAAATGAATTTACTTTTCCAGAAAAAAGACAACAGCAAACACCTACAATGGAAACATCAGATATTCCTTTCTAATGGGTATAGCACTAACAATAGATCAAGATCTAAAAGGCTTCGAACGCTTTACAAAGAACTATCGTAAACAGTTACCCTTTGCATCTTCTGTTGCTATAAATAATACTGCATTTGATATAAGAACAGCACTTAATAAAGGAACGCTAGGAGCGTTTGATAAACCTACAAAGTTTACACAGAAAGCATTCTTAGTAACTAAATCAAAGAAAAATAATTTAGTAGCTCATACCTTTGCAAAAGATCAGGCTTCTAAATATATACGCTTTGGTGTAAAAGGTGGACAAAGAATACCTAAAGGATTTGAATTATATTTTGGTGGCTTGGCTGATGACGGTACAATACTACCTAACAGTTATTTTTATCCTACATCTTTTATTAAGTATGATAAGCATGGTAACGTAACAAGATCAACACTAAAGCGAATATCAAAAGGTATAGGCGGTAATCCTAGAGGTGGTTTCTTTATTGGTACACCTGCTAATAACCCTGGTAAACCTCCAGGCATTTATAGAAGATCTAGAGAACAGTTGTTCCCCTTCTTTATTGCATCTACTAGAAAACCTAACTATCAATCAATCTTTAACATAGAACAGATAGCAGGTAAGGTTGTACAGCGTAGGTTCAATGTACACTTTAATAGTGCAGTTACTAAGGCTATTGCTACTGCAAAATAGTTTATAGGTACTTTGTAGCTATATCGTTGTGGGTCGTTCATACGA